AAAAGGGCATCGACATGACCGCTCACGACATCATCTTTGGCCGCGAGCGCAATGATTGAGCTGGTCCTTGGCTGGCCACCGAAAGAGCTGTCACCCAACGCCCGGCTGCACTGGGCCCAACTGGCCAAGGCCAAGAAAAAATATCGTGAAGCATGCTGGGCCACCACCCTGGATCACAAGCCTGGGCCGGTGCCCGAGGGCAAGCTCGTCCTCGAGATGGAATTCTTTCCGCCCAACAAACGCACACACGACAGGGACAATCTGACCGCACGCATGAAGGCCGGCCTCGATGGCATGGCCGACGCATTGAAAATTGACGACAGCCGTTTCAGTACGGTTGTTGTGAAAGTGGCCGCCGATACCATCGGAGGCTTTGTTCGAGTTCGCATCCAAGGAGAAAAAACATGGCGACCAAAAAGTACGACATAGCAGTCAAGACAGGGGAGTACACCGACAGCACCGGTGCAAAAAAAGGACGATGGCAAAACGTGGGCGCGGTGATGTCCAACGACGACGGCAGCCAGTACATCATGCTGGCCAAGTGGTTCAACCCCGCGGGCGTGCCAGACCTGTCCGGCAAAAACGCGCAGAGCGAATCGATCTTGCTGTCGCTGTTTGAGCCAAAGGATCGTGGTGCCGCGGGAAAGCCGGAGGGCAAGCCTGATGCCCATAACCAGGCCAAGGCTGACGGGTATCAGCCACAACCCAAGGGATCAGGGTTTGACGACATGGACGACGACATTCCGTTTTGATGGCCAAAAAAAACGCTTGACCGAATACACTCGCAGTGTGATAGGATTAGTACCTCATCAACCTGAAGGAGGTACATCGTGAACGATCAACGGCGAGAAGCCGCACTCAAAGGCCAGCCAAAGTATTACGGCCCCGAATGCAGGGTGTGTGGCAACACCCTGCGCTACACCAGCAACGGCAATTGTGTGGACTGCTCGTCAAAGCACGCGGCAGCCTACAACAAACGCATGCGTGAGCTGGTCAAGAAGCTCAAGCAAAAAGGGGGCTTCTGATGCACTACTACTCATTCAACATTGGCGACTACGCCAGCCACACCAGGCACCTGACCGCGATTGAGGATCTGGCCTATCGCCGGCTGCTCGACCTGTACTACCTGCATGAACAACCGTTGAACGAAAGCTCAACGACCGTTGCACGTTTGATCAACATGCGTGACTATGTGCAAGAGGTCCAGGCTGTGCTCGAGGAATTTTTCGAGCTGGTCGATGGCCAGGGTTGGATCAATGGCCGGGCCGACGAAGAGATTGCCAAGTACCACAGCAAGCTTGAGTCAGCATCCAGAGCGGGCCGCGCCTCTGCCGAACGCAGGGCAAACGCCGGTTCAACGACCGTTCAACCAAACAAGAAACAAGAACCAATAACCAATAACCAAGAACCAGAAAAGAAACAACCAGCGCTGGCCAAGCCAGCCGGTGTCAGTGATCAGGTTTGGAATGACTTCTTGAAACAGCGCAAAGCGCTGAAAGCGCCACTCACGGAAACAGCATTGAAAGCCATCATCAAAGAGGCCGACAAAGCAGGGTGGACATTGGAAGCTGCATTGACTGAATCCAGCACAAGAGGCTGGAGATCATTCAAAGCGGAATGGGTAGCAAAAGATGGGCGGAGGCAACCGGCCCAGACATTCAACGACAAAGACTACGGGGAGTCACGCGAGATATGAAAACGATTGAAGGAGTTTTGAAAATGGATCTGCCAACTCGAGAGGACGTGTGCGAAAAGCACGGACCATACGAATCGCGAAATTACTTTGGCACGATATGGTCAAAGTGTTTGAAGTGCGGCGAAGAGCGCGCAGAGCTTGAGCGCCAGCAAGTCGAACTCGAAATGCGAAAACAAAAGCGCCAGCGATGGGAAGCAAAGCTTGGAGCTGCTGCAATTCCTGAACGCTTTCGCGATCGCACGCTCGACAACTACAACGCAGCAACGCCAGAGCAGGAAAAAGCTTTGTCGTTTGCACGCGATTACGCACTGACATTCAACGACGTGATGAAGACAGGGCGAAGCGCTTTGTTCATTGGCAAACCAGGGACAGGAAAAACACACCTGGCTGTTGGTATTGCATTGCGAATCATGGGCGCGGAAAACCGCTCGGCATTGTTCACCACAGTGCAGCGCGCAATTCGTCGAGTCAAAGACACATGGACCAAAGACAGCCAGGAAACTGAAAGCCAGGCAATAGCAGCGCTTGCATATCCTGACCTGCTAATACTCGACGAAGTCGGCGTGCAATTTGGAAGTGAATTTGAAAAGCAGGTTTTGTTTGACGTGTTAAACGATCGATACGAAAAACGGAAGCCGGTGATCTTGTTGTCAAACCTCGATGCCAAAGAAGTTGCAGGCTATCTTGGTGAACGTATTGCAGACAGGCTTCGTGAAGACGGTGGCAAAGTCATCGTGTTCAACTGGGAAAGCCATCGCAAACAAAAACAATAAAGGAAAATAAAAATGATTAAACCAACTTTGGCTCGCTCAAATCCTCGCAACATGTGCAAAGCAAATCTTGGAAGTAAAGATCAACGCGAATTTATTGAGCGCGAAGCAATTGATATTTTTACAACCATGACAAATGGAGGCTGCACTTTTCAACAAGCGCTTGCTGCAATTTTTTTAAGCGGCATGTGCGCGGCAAAGGAGGCAATGAAATGATTGAGACTTGGAAAATGTTATTGGCGTTTAGCTTGGTGATTTTGTGTATGGCAATTGTTGGCCACATGGACATGGAAGACGAAATCAAACAGGAGCAGCACTACTGCGAAATGCGAAGGATCTGGGAACAGAACAAAGAAACCGTGCCACGCTTTAGACCAGGCTGGCCAAACTTCAAACCTGAAATCAAATGCGAAGGCGTAGGGGATGGCAATGGCTTTCAACATTGACGTGCCCGACTACGTCGTCGATGCAAGCATTGATTGCTGCAAACGAGGGAACATGGGCAACCGCGGTGACGGTAGCGACGGAAGCAAAGAACAGCAGCTCATTGGGATCATTGGTCAAAACATGATGAACCTTGCGATTGGAAAACCATTGATGCAGCCTGGTGGTGGCTTTGATGGTGGAGTTGACTTTGATATTTTTGGATTGAAGTTTGATGTCAAAACCATGGGTCGCAGCGTTGCACCTCGAATTGATTTTGTGAACAACCTTGTGAAGTCACAAACAAAATTCAATGTGGATGGCTACGTCTTTATGAGCTTGAACAAAGTCAACAACAAACTCACGGTATGCGGATGGCTTCCGAAGCTTGCATTCCTGGATCGGGCCCAGCTCTACACCAAGGGAACGGTACGCACGCGGGCAGACGGAACCACATTCGAGATGAAGACCGACACTTACGAAATACAAAACCAAGATTTGTTTCATAGGTCACGCAATTGGCCAGAACTGTTTGTTGAAATAAATCATCTTTCACATGAGGCAAATTATGGGTGAAGCTTTGATCAGTATTTTGATGCTGTCTGGCATCATGTTTCTTGGGGTAATCATCACGCTTGTGGCGATTGCATTTTTATTTTGGAAAGGGCTGCGATGACAGGATGGAAAAAAAGAATCGTGGCTAACGCAGTAGAAGAGGATCAAAAAATGAATTTAACTTTTGCAAAAGTGTTTGACGTTAAACGATACGGGCAAATCGTCGTGCTTAAAAAACAAAACGATGAAGGCGCGCCAGAGCTGCGCTTTTATTGTCATCCTGAAGGCTACGGTGTTTGCACGTTTGCGCTTGGATGGACCGACGACAACAGTGAAGCTCGAGTCGAAGCAGCGTTTCAACAAATCATCATGCGTGAAGCGATCGAGATCGTTGACGGATGGATGAAGCACATAACCTCACAGCAACAGACGCATTGAAATGGCAAGGTGTAACGGATGTCACAGAGAAGAATCGGTCAACCTGGTCAGTGGAAAAAGAGTTTGCAACTACTGTCCAGAATGGCAACTCGAATGCGAAGCAAGGCACTTGCTGCGTTATCCATTGCAAAAGCGGAGAGAGCTGTTAGACGCAAGATTAAAGCAGCGCGGGAAAGCAAGCGTCGATAAACTTAAAGACGTGATGGCCCAGGTATTTGCGAGGCACAAAAAATGAAAGCATGCCCACCGTGCAATGGTGATTGCGAAGCCGGATTGTTTTGTCGTCACGCACATCGAGCTAAACAAATACTCGATGACGCAAAAGAAGGGCGGTATAACCGTTGGGAAGATGTCGAGTGGGCTTTGCAAATCACCGGCGATCTGCCATGGCCAAAAGATATTGAAAAGGAAATGAATCGAGGCCGTTGCATAAAAATCAATGATGATTCAAAATCATCATAAATTGAAGGAGGCTAAATGCCATACACAGAAAAACAGCACAGACTTTTTGAAGCGGCAGCGCATAACCCAAAAGTCGCAAAGGCTCATGGTATGTCACAGGCCGACGCTAAACGCATGGCGAGCGAAGGCGTAAAGAAAAAGAAAATGCCCTGGCACGCGGTGTTTAAAAGGAAGTAATGCGGAGGAAGCGGATCATGATCGTCGCCGTCAATGAGCAAGGTTACCGGATAGGGATCTCTCATCACAATGCCCGCATCCCCGATGAAGTGATAGACCAGATCCGTGATTTGCATGAAGACCTCGGTGTCGGATACAGAAAGCTGGCCAAGCAATTTAATTTAACCCGGAGCGCAGTTCAGAAAATTTGCAACTATGAGCGAAGAGCACAAACCCCAGACAGGTGGAAAAAAATTGTCAAAGACGACGAATAAGCCAGGCAGGCCGTCATCGTTTGACCAAAAGACAGCGGACCTGATTTGCGCCAGGCTTGCCGATGGCGAAAGCTTGCGCTCGATTTGTCGTGATGATTCCATGCCCCATGTGAGCACAGTCTTGCGCTGGGTTGCGGATGAAAAACACAAACAGTTTCGCGAACAGTACGCGCACGCACGCGAGGCCGGACTTGAGCAGATGGCCGATGAGATTCTTGAAATCGCCGACGAAACCAGCCGCGACACCATCGTCAACAGCAAAGGCGATGAGATGGCCAACAGCGAATGGATACAGCGATCAAAGCTGCGCGTTGATGCCCGCAAATGGATCTTGTCCAAGCAACTGCCCAAAAAGTACGGCGACCGCACCACCCTGGTTGGCGACAACGAAAACCCACTGATCCCGCCGATCGATGACAGCGAGCGCATAGCCAAGGTCCAAGCTATTCTGGCCGCGGCGCAGGCACGCAAGGCCAAAGATGGCAACAGCAATTGATCCGACACTCTTTGCCTACCTAACGCCGGAAGAGCTGTCCGAGCTGGACACTTTGCTGACCAGCGACAAAACCATTTGGCGACCGTTGCCTGGCCCGCAGTGCGATGCGTACGAAAGCGAGGCCGACATCATTGGCTACGGCGGCGCGGCCGGTGGCGGCAAGACTGACCTGGCCTGCGGCAAAAGCCTGACCAAACACCGCAAGGTCGGCATCTTTCGATTGAACGGCACCGAGCTGACCGGCGTAATCGATCGATTCACAGAGCTGCTTGGTGGCCGCAATGGGTACAACGGCAAGGACAACATCTGGCGCACCAGGCGCGCCGACGGCGTGCAGATTCAAATCGAGTTCGGATCTTTCCCAAACCTGGGCGACGAAAAAAAATACCAAGGTCGGCCGCACGATTTCCTGGTGTTCGACGAAGCGGCCAACATGCGCGAAGAGCAAGTGCGCTTCCTGTTGGGCTGGCTGCGTACCACCGTGCCTGGCCAGCGATGCCAAGCGTTGATGACATTCAACCCGCCGACGACCGCGGAAGGCCGCTGGATCGTGCAGTTCTTTGCGCCATGGCTGGACAAAAAGCACCCAAACCCGGCGCAGCCAGGCGAGCTGCGATGGTTTGCAACCATGGATGGCAAGGACCAAGAGGTGATCAGTGGCGAGCCATTCACGCACAACGGCGAGCTGATCACGCCGCTGTCTCGCACGTTCATTCCGTCACGGATCAGTGATAACCCTTACTTGATGGGGACAGGCTATATGGCGCAACTGCAATCACTACCCGAGCCACTGCGCTCACAAATGCTCAACGGCGACTTTACGGCGGGCATAGAGGACGATCCCTGGCAGGTTATACCCACACCCTGGGTCGAGGCTGCACAGGCCCGCTGGACCCGTCCTGACAAGCTCAAGCCCATGGATTCGCTTGGGGTTGACGTGGCCAGGGGCGGCAAGGACAGCACGATCATTGCCCGGCGGCACGACATGTGGTTTGACGAACCTCTGGTTTACCCTGGGTCGGCCACGCCGGATGGCCCGACCGTGGCTGGCCTGGTGGTGGCCGCGGCACGCGATCGAGCGCCAATCCACATCGACGTGATCGGGGTTGGCTCCAGCCCGTACGATTTCCTGAACGACATGAGCCAGCAGGTGATGGGCGTGAACGTGGCCGAGGCTGCGCTTGGCATGGATCGATCTGGTCGCCTGCGGTTCAAGAATCAGCGGTCCGAGCTGTGGTGGCGCATGCGCGAAGCCCTAGACCCAGCCAACAACACCGGCATCTGCCTGCCGCCTGACAAGCGCCTGCTGGCCGATCTATGCGCGCCGACTTGGCGCTTGGTTGGCAGCACCATTCAGGTGGCCAGCCGCGAAGAGATCCTCGAGAAGATCGGCCGGTCGCCGGACTTTGCCTCGGCCTATGTGCTGGCGCTGATGGATACGCCCAAGCGATCGATTGTGATGGAGCTGGGCGGGTACAAACAACGGAAGGAGTACGACCCCTATGCAAAACTGTAAGCTTGTCGCAAGCAACCTGGCTGTTGGCCCGGTGCTTGAGGCGCTCGATGGCCACAAGGAAATGTGGTCCGAGATTACCGTCCGCCAGGATTATCCGGGCAGCGCGCACCACGACACCGAGTGCATATTTGCTCGAGGCCCGGAGGCATTCACGCCGGAAAAGTTCTTTTTTGACCTGGGCAGTTATGACTACCCGGCAATGGACAGGCTTGCCAACGTGCTGGTCCCGGTGCTGCGGCCCTTACTCAACGACGTGCTGAAGGTCGAAGAGCTTGGCCGCGTGTTGATCGTCAACCTCAAAGCCGGTGGCCTGGTCGATGAGCACGTTGACGAAGGCACCTATGCAGACTATTTCGCCAGGTTTCACGTTGTCATCTTGACAAACCCGTATTGCTACAACATCACCGGCGGCGAAGCGGTGCATTGGCCGGTGGGTGAGTGCTGGTGGTTCAACCATAAAATGCCGCACTCGGCCGTGAACAATGGCCAGACCGATCGAATTCACATCATCATTGATGCCGTGGCCCCGGACTTCCCGATGCCAAAGGTACCCGTATCAACAAATGGAGCCGCTACCGTGGCAGATATAGTGGGGCAAGCATGATCGAAATTCGGGAGTCAACGGTTGACGAATTCGCTC